TGCTGGGGTCAAAACTCCCTGTAACATCCACCCCATCGACCTCGATTCTGGGGCTCGTGGTGCTATTCCCTTCAGGGAAAACTATCGCCAATCGGAGTCCATTGCGACCCGAATAAGCCGTGCGGAAATCCCTGTAAATCACTCTGCGATAATTACTTCCCGACGACCCGTTTACTCTAATCTGCAAGTCTCCCGAGGTTGTAATATAAGCGTATGAGGCATTGCTGGTCCCGCTCCCGGTCGAGAAGTTAGGAGAAGTAGAGTCTCCGATGTAAATGACGCCAGAATTTGAAGATGGGTCAGATGTGCCTACGTCTATGACCGCGAGAAATGACATTGGTAAACCAGCCACGTCCCCAATCGCACCCGGCGTTAGGATCTCGCCACGGTTCGCCGTCGCCCCGTCGCTGATGCCGTAGCCTGCCATTTGCCGGGCGGCGAATTGCGACGACACACTGCCAACATCGAGGCCATTGACCGTCAGAGTCCCATCGACCGTCAGAGCCCGTCCTTCAGGGATTACCAAATCCTCTGTAATTTCATCATTGCCCGGACTCTTCTTGACCGTCTCCACTTGACCGAAGAGCAGTCCGGCTAAGAGTGCCCAAAGCACCAAATATTGTGTAATGATTTTCATAATAGTGTTTCCCTTTCCGTTAGCTGACCTGGAGCCAGACAAACTCATTCGTAGTCGTTGCATAGTCGTCTGGACGAATAATACCGCCTGCGACATTCTCTGCGGAATCGTCATCCGTTAGCTTCCAAGACGACAGCACAAAGTTTTGAACCACGAACCGAACAGAGTTCTCAGCAATCGCGCCTCCAGCAGTTGCCAGTCCATCTAGGGAGCCAGCTTCTCCGCCAGTTAAATCAGAAAGCGCAGCGCTCATGGCCCCGAAATCATCGGGAGCAATAGGGTCGCTGCCACCTGATGCATGCGTCGAAGCATGAGCTGCAGGGGCACCTCCTGAGCTAATCCCCGGTGAATATCCTAATCCTCCTTGTGATCTCATTTTATGGGTCTCCTTTTTTTAGTTGGTGAATCGAAGGTGGACGAAGCTAACGAACACCTGAGCATTATCGCCGTCAGTGCGTCGCACCGCTACCTCCGAAAGATTAGCGGAAAGTCCGAGCACCAATCCGGCTCCATTTGGTATCGGAACAGCGATTTCGCTATTGGCCGTCTTCACGTCAATCTCGGTGCCGGACCGGTTAATGATTTGAACCTCGTGCGCAAGAGCGTCCCCGAGATTAATGTAAGCATCACCAGTAGTAGTAGTCAGAACGCGACCGGTCGTTGAAATGTGTGGAATTGCGGATTTCATGATTTATTATATTACTGGTAAAACTGAGGCGCTCCTAGTATTTAATTAAAACGACCTGATGGAAACGTTAGTTGCGCTTGTGCGGACAATACTAATACGAATCGCATGTAATTCACGAAAGTTAATATCATACTGCTGAGTGACTCCAGTCCCTCCCGAAAGGCCAACTGAACGGTCTGAGCTTTTATTAACAAGGAGACAATCAATACTCTGGTAATCTGCAGTCAAACCCAAGCCGGCGATCAGATTCACGGCACTATCAGTCGTGTCCGCTCGATTTGATCCGTTCGGATCACGCTCAATGACTCCGGTGGCAAAATTAGCTGCGGAATACACTGCATTCCCTTCCGTAGAAATGACAGCAGCAGCAGCCCGAGGAGATACCTTTAACCGGCCCGTCTCAATGGTGTCGATCCGCTCATTATGATTAAAAAGCACCTGAGCAGCGCAAATCTCGAAGGTATTAAAAACTTTGCTCACCGAAAAAACCAACGAGCTCAGGAGGTGTTGCAAGTTGCGGAGGGGCGTGCGGGAGGAATTAAACGGAGATGTGCTCATGATGTAATGATTTTAGTAAATTAAAAATAGGCAGGCGTTCCCACCCGGGATATTTGGAGATGCATGTGAGGAGGGAGGCGGCTGGGAATACTTCGACCAGCCAGAGCGTCGCTCTCTGCCTTCGCAGGCGTCACCGCGTCCCAGCCCTTAAGACCCGACATGTGAGCGCCCACGATTTGGATAAACGCCTCAACGCAAGAATCAGGAATCGGCAAAACTCCATTTGCGGCAATATCGGCAAAAAGAGCACGACGCGGAAGATAGGATGCACGCACCCTAATCCGGTAGGCCCGATCGGGAACTGGCAGCAGGCGGATCGCGATCATGGGATCCAACCCTTGGCTGGTTCCCTGCTGCTCGATCCAGTAATAACGAGGACGCCCGACACTCGCCGTCACTCCCGCAATTTCCTGTTTATCAATCTGGCTCTGTTGCAAAAGCCGAAGCGGATGAGCTTGCGCCCCATCTAAGAGCACCGGGTCCGAGACCAGCCGCACAAAGGGGTAGTCGTCGCCAAAAATGAAATCGTGATAAAGTATCCCGGCCTCGGCCCCTGTCGCCCCAAGCCAAACGTCGCGAAACGCATTGATCGCCGCCACCCGGTGCCAAAGCGGATCCGCACTCGAAACAAAAGTCTTCCCAATGTCGGCAGTAGCAAAATCGTCCGCCGTCAATGTAGCAGATCCCTCTGTCGCATTCACCGTTTGATTGGCCGGCGCTTCCACTGAGAGCGACAATGGCTTGATCTTGTAACCCTCCGGCAGCAGCGAATACAGCTCCTGCATCCCCGCGTTCAGCCCTTCGAGAGCCTCCTGCGTCTCAGCCGCTGATAACGCCGAATATGCCCGAGATGAATACCGACGTGAGATACGTGAAAGTGCCTCAACAATAGTCATCGTTTAGCCTCCCTCTTCAAAGGTTTCTCTGGATCCGCAATCCCCAAGATCGCCATCGCCTGATCTGCATCAGCCTGAATCCGCACCTCAAGCTCCTCGCGGCTAAAATAGGACGAGCGAGTGATCGCCAGCCGCACCAATGGCAGCAAAAGAGACTCCACGTAGCCATCAGCAACCTGCACCGCATCGGTAGAGGTTAAATCAGCCGTCACGTAGACAGTAGGCTCAAGTATTCCGTCCACTATCACCGGCGAATGATTCGTAACCGCGCCAGAATCTGGCGTAGGAACGATCGACAGGATAATGTCATGCACGTCGTCGCCGGTCTGCCGCAAATCGTCCACAAAGTAGGCAATCGGCGCTGCGTTAGAAAGGGTCCGAACAGTTTGACCAAGGTAGATCAGACCAAACTCCTCCATCTCGCCCCGCGTATCAATCCGCCGCAAAGGGACACCCGCAGCAGAGATAACCGGACCAATCAGCGACTGCACCGAATCCTCCATCGTGTAGGTCCCCGTTCCCTCGATCAGCGTAACCGGAATGCGCTGCCGGGTAAAATACTCCGTGCCGGAGCGCCACAGCATCTGCTGCCCCCAGTTGATCGCCTGCAGCACATCCTGTAAAACATCCGCAGAGGCATCAGCATAAACGATTCCCAACTTACCCAGCGCATCATCGCGCAATTCAACCACGGTCATCATTTGGACGATCCTCCCCGCTTCTTCTTTTTCCGTGCTGGAGCGGGAACTACTGGAGTCAATATGGAGTCCATCGCCGCATGCTCCGACACAAGCGTTGCCAGGTTCTCCGCCAAAGCTCCGGCCTTATTGTAACCCTTCCACTTCTTCAGCGATCCCTCCAACTGTGAAACCGTATCCTGAGCCGCGCTCGTTGCGGCCACCTCTTGCGCCTCCTCGACCACCAAGGCAAACGGAGCCAGGTCCGAGTTGTTCGTGATCACAGCCTGTGACTCCCGATTAAACTCCTCCACTCCCAACTCCCGCCCCTGCCAAATATGGACATCCCTCACCGCATCATATCGAAACGACCGCACCGAATGTCCGTGCAGGTTCAACTTCTTACGAATGCAGATAATCAATTTCATTGTTCACCCAGAAAGCCGGCCTCGGGATTAACCAAGACCGGCTGAAACTAGCAGAGGCTTAACCTCAAGTGACCGTCGGAAGACCGAGACCCGCGTAGTTCAACGCGTGGCGAACCCGGATATAACCCGGAATCCGACCCAGCGTGTCCTTGCGCAACGCCTGCCCAAAGACCGAGCTGATGTAGCGATAATGAACAAAATCGCCGTTCTTCGACTCGCTGGAGCGTTTGTTCCGATACTTACCGTAACCACGCAGGGCTGCATTAGCCCCCATGATTACCGTATCACCGATAGGAACACCCTTTGCATTACAAGGGATGATCGTCGCACCAACCTCATGGACATCGGTGTGCTTGCCATTCCACACGCCGGCGTTCCAATCGACCTCACCAACGGTATCATTTCGGATACCCGCAGTGGCAGAACCGAGACGCTTCGACACCGTAATCTTGTTGCCGTTGTTACCCACGGTGAATGCATACATGCCGACCTTGCCATCTTGGTCTGAGCCAGAACCGCGAGGATTCACAATGAGGAAGTACTTCTCAACCGTGCTGGCCGTAAGCAAATCACCAGCCATCATCTCGAAGTCATGACCCTCAAAATACTTAAAGTAGAGAGGCGTAGTCAGCGCACCGTAGGTGATATTACCACCGCCCTTGACGTCAAAAGCCTCCGTGCCAGCCGTAATAGCAGCACCGAGAAACGCCTTGGGATTCCAAGGGGAACCCACAGCGCCAGCGCCATCGTGATCGATCGGATTGAACCGCTTGATGCGATTACCACGAACGTCCACGAAGCCACCATCGAAGACCGCATTGCTGTCACCACGGACACCGGCCTCGCGCAGAACCTGCTTGAAATCAGCATCGACCTCGAGACTGAACAACCCAGGAGTCGTGCCAGCCACGATGTAACGATAGATCGCGTTGCGACCCTTATCGTAACCCATGAGAGCCGGACGACCGCCCATCGGTTGGAGTTGCGCCTGAGCCGAGACAATCTCGTCCCAGTTTAGGCCATCGGCAGACACGATCTCAGCCTCCGCCATTCGTCCGCCACCGAATACCAAATTCGGCGAGAGACCACGCTCGCGAAAGAGCATCATCATCCGGGCGGACTTTTCACGGCCCATCCATCTGCCCAACTCAGCAGCCTGACCGCCACGCAGCTCGCCGCGCATGCCCATGACTTCCTCGGTCCGCTCAGTCATCGACGTAGCGTTACGTAAAAAATCCACAGACAGCGTGTAGCTGTTGATGCGATCAACCTCGTAGTCGGAAGTCTCTTCGAAAAGAGCGTCGCCACTTTTGCCCTCGCCGTAATAACCGGCGCGATTGGTGATGGTCATCGTCTGACCGGCACCCTTAGATGTGTCGTTTTTGATGAGGACGGGGGAGCCTTTGCCCTTACCCTCGAACTGATCGAAGAAATCCTCGGTCTGTTCGAACATATCCACGGTTTTCTGCCAAAGCTTCCGCACTGAACCGTCGTCCATTGTCGAAAGCGCGTCCCCAGTGTTGGGGGATACTTCACTATAAGCCATTTTTCTGATCTCCTTAAGTTAACTGCCGGAGTCAGCCTACTGATTAACTGGATCCGGGGGATTACCCCGTATCGATGCTGATACCCAATGCCTCCATAGCTCGCGCTAGGTCGGCAGGGCTCTTGATCGAATCCAGCGTCTGAGTAAGCTGATCCTTCCCATTAGATTGTGTGCTCGTCCGGGAACTTCCCGACGCGAGCTGAACTTTTTGGGCGGACTCAACTGGGGCGGATTTTTTGGCTTCTTTAGAAGGCGCTGCGGTCTTTTTGGACTTAGGCGCAATGCGCAACTCGGATGCCACCATTTGCGCGAGCTTCAGCGGCTTGTCAGGATCATTGAACAGCGGGTCGCCGTTCTCCTTCAAAGTCGCATCAATCTCACGCAAACGAACCATCGCTGCGCTCTTGGAATCTTTCAGAAAATCGTATAGCCCGTGGGCTTTTGCCGTAGCCGCATCAAACGACTCATCGTAAAGACGAGTCTCCGCCGACTGCTTCTGTGACGCTTTACCGTGCTCTTCTCGATCGATCACTATCAAGTGATCCCGCAGGTCGTCGATCTCTTGGTCTAGGCGGTCCGCCTTAGCCAAATCCAACTCCTCGGTCATCGCTTTGCTCCTTTCAGTACGCAGCTCCTTGATTTTGAGACGTGTGGCATCTGTGGTCGAGGGTAGGCCATCCGCCCGCTCTTCCTCCGTATCCTCGGCCTTCGAATCTTCGGTATTGCTACCTGAAGTTTCACGCCGCGCACGTTCGAGACACTCGTCAAGAGACATATCGCGATTGAACTTCTTCAGCTCAAGCGCTCGCTCCTCTACTGCATCACTCCCTCGGATCCTGAACTGCTTACGATGTGCGGAGGCGTCGCCTTCCGTTTCGTCTTCGTCTTCGTCTTCCTCGGGTTTCTCGGCACTATCGGAACCTTCCGGCTCCTCATCTTCCTTTTCTTCTAATTTTGCCGCCCCTTCGTTGGTTTCCGTTTCTTCCAATTGCTCGGTTTCTTCGGTCTCCTCCGTTTCAATAACATCAGTCGGCTTTTCTTTCGCTTCCCCCTGGGGGACTTCAATCCCTCCAGAATTCACGTCATCAAGCAAACTAAGGATATCGGCGGGGTTTTCCGCTGAGTCGAGTCGCGACGTAAAGTCGTTACCCTGTGCAACCTCTACCACCGTCGCCGCTGTATTATCATCGGTGCCGGTGTCTGTTTCGGGATCGGCGACAGCCTGATCTGAAGAAATTGCCATAGATTACTCGATATTCCTAAAGATGCCTGATCGTCAACGTTGATTTTTGTTCAACTTTCTATCACAACGGTTCACATGGCACTCGTTGATCGCAGAAACCGACCACCAATCGTGAATCGTCTCTACGGTGGACGACTACGAATCACCTACCGTTCAGACGTGATCAACAGCGTCGACACCAAGGCCGAGCTACTGGCCAGCGTGCTCCTCGAACCCAAGACTGCCGACAGTAAGCACACCGAGTGCCTCATTGTTTCCCAGGATTTAGCCGGCGGTGAACTCAACAAACCCAACACCCTGATCCAGGTATTCGAGACGTTGACCACAGCAATGGTCGATGAGATCCAGCCGATTACCGACACAGATGTAAACGCGAGAGAGTCCATTACTCGCACACTCATTGGTCAGCCCGACGTGGATATCTCCGCCATATCGATCGGCAGCATTTACAACTCATCATACGCCGCCACGCAGATCGTAAACCAATCTGACGAGTTTCGGCGCCAGCTAAAAGTAAAATACCTCGAGGTTGAACTCTCTGAAACCCAAATAGGGGGCGACCAACGAATCGACACGGAAAACGGACGAACTGCATTTGTCCGAACATTCGTGCAACTATCCGCCGCCACCTACGTTCCGGGCGACGTCGGTGACATTAGCACGATCGACTCGCTCAGTGTTGCCCTGTCCGACATAAAGAGCGAAACGTCCGGTGCAGTCCGCACCATCTCCCGAACATACATTACGGCCGGCAAACTCTCCGAAAGCACCAAAGACTCGAGCAACGGTAAGCTCATAGTAAAATCACTCGTTTTCTTCAACGAAATCCCATCAACGCCGTCCGGATTTACGCTCACCGATACCAGCGTAAAAAACCCCGATGGATCGCCAACATACTCATACCAATTTGCCAAAGGAGTCGGTCGCATCTCCACCAAAGAAAGCACCCGTCAAAAGGGGCAGGTCAAGATCACGTCGATCCAGTATCTCGGCGCCGACGATGCCACCACCCCGTCCGGCAACCTGATCGACAGCGACGTCACCGAAAAAGATGGTTACGTCCTCACCTCCCAAGCCTACGCTGAAATTGTCGGTACTGGATACTTGGTCAACGACGTCCAAACAAAGGAAGGCGGCAAACTCGTCATCTACAACCAAGTGCGTGTAGGGAGCCTGCCAGCAACTCCGACTCAAACGATCGGCGGCAGCGTCGTCTTGATCGACGAATCCACCAGAGAGGAAGACGGATACACGGTCTACAACCGGAAATGGGCTGAAGGTAACGGTCAAGTCTCCCAGGTCGACCAAACGCGCCGAGGTGGGGCTATACTGATCCGACGTATCCGGCATATTGTGGCGCTGGCTGCATCCAACCCGATTTCGACGCCTGCCGATTACACGGCGATTCGGGCTGACTACCAAGATCAAGACGGTATAAGGATATGGACTGCGGAATTCGTTAAAGGCACTGGCCTGATTTCGTCGGTTACCAGAGACGGTAAGATTCCTGGCACAAAGGTTGTCACGAATACGGCGTTTGGTGCGGCGAACGTCCCGAGCGGGGTATTGATTGGGAGCGAAGATCGCGAGGACGATGGATATATCGTCTACGTCCGGACAGCGATTCAGGGCACGCTCGTCGAAGAGAAATATACCTATACCGATTTAGTGAACGTGACGATTCCCGGCACGGTGAACCTTACGACCGAGAGCGTTCCTGATGGCACCGTAGCAATCGCGGAGGTCGTTCCGCCGTCATCGAAGCAAGTGCTGGCGACTGTCACCGTTGAAATCGTGACGACTCCACCGACGGCAGGGACCGCGGCCTACGACATCGGGCAAATATCCTGCGCCGTGACGTTTATCCGAACCGAAGAACTCTATGTCGGCACTCAAGTAATCGGTGCCGGCACTGCGAACACGATCTCCACGGAGATATACCGCACATTATCGAGCGTGAGGCAGGCCGAATACCGCGGTTGCTATCTTTCAGGAGGAGGATCGGCGACGGGAACGCAGGAATACGATACCACTGACTCCGAATCTGACACCTACACTAATACTATCACCACAAAGGCCAAAGGCACCGGCGCCACGTCCAACACCAGCTCGCAGTATGGCATCTTACGCCGCAACGTGCGTCCGGTGCTCACTGCGCTTGATGGCACGAACTACTTCGAGGTCGTAACGTGGGAACTGATTGAGCCCTAATCAATGAACGATCCAAGAGATCCATTCTATGAGTTCAGTAAGGACGGGGCTGGCGACTTCACCCCGACGGAAACCCCGCGCACGTATGAAATCTACCCTGAACGCCCCCCTGAATCCACGATTGGCGGCGGCGGCGGCGGCGGCGGCGGATATACCGCGGTTTCCCCATTTGATTTTTATCTAAACAGCGACGACGAAGAACTGAAATTTCACCCCGGCACCATAAATCAAGTGATTCCCTCTAACATATTTGCGACTCTCGCCCTCGCGGCGTCTGGAACCGAATACGTTGTTTTGAATGTCAATACATCAAGTGGGCGGATCACGTCAGCAAACATCACCATTGATTCCAGCGCGCCCGGTTCGCCTGGCATCTTACAGGGAGGCCCACCAACGTCTTTCAAGGTGCTGCTTGGAATTATCGTGAATCTAGTGGGTTATAAAACTATTGGCGCCCATTCCATCACCGCGACTCCGGTAGAGGCATACCGGTCTGACCAAGCAACTCCCGTATTTGGGCACTCCCCTTATGATATTTATTATACCTGGGTGATTGGCCCCGAACTAGCATGATAACGTGGCAAGAGCGCACCACGTATGCCTCACCAGCTATGTCGTTAACATGCGCTTATATATCAGGCGTAGGGAGCGTTTCGGCGACCGTATATAAAGAAGGATATACTAATAATCAAGATTACAACGTAAATTCTTCTTTTTCCGAAACGATAAGCAAATCCGATACTCACGAATTCGGATATAGCCCTAGACGTATGACCTACCAGTCATGGTCTACTCGGATAAAGCGTTATCGAACTCAAGATGCTAACGGTCGAACTTCCTACTCGTCTAGAAGCTTTTCATTAAGCCAATCGTCTGAGACGACATATACGACGTTAAGTGAAACGACCACAGGATGGCCTACTTCAACGTCTTACTCGGCGGAAACGAGTGTAACATCCACAGCCTCGAACAGTGGTGAAAATTCAGGGATAACCACCGCTTCACACGTATTGACCGCGTCGATGCGATCATCAAAAGCCACAACTATTAAGACTTCCGTGGTCGTGACGTATCTAAATAGCAGCGCAACCGTTCCTATTACAACTTTGTCAAATTCAGGAGGTGTATTATTTCCCGTCACCTCCTCCGCGTCCACTACCAGATCCTCAACTTCCACACAGAGCACCAGCGCGTCTACCCTTGGGACTGCGGTCACTACGGTAACCATAAATCCCAATTTAGGGATTGTTTATGCCAGTATCGTCGATCCGTTCCGCGAAGTTTTGATCCTCGCTCGCCCGACTGCAACCGGCACGGTATTGCTATCAGCGATCACGGAAACGACAACGGCGACCCGCGCAACAGGGAGCCCAAATACGTCATCAAACGCTTATGTGCTGGCGACCTATCCTTACACGTCAGACGCAGACGCAGGGACAGCGACCTATATATCGGTTAATTACGAAACAGTGACGGTCTCATTAGCGCTATCGCTTCGCGAAGCGACCATCACGAAAGGCTTATCGACAAATCCGTCGCATACTATAACGACCACGGCGGAAAGCTGGATTACTACCACGGATACGCAGAGATCGACAGGAACTGCTGAAGCCACCATGGATAAAACCATAAAGTGGTCGCGAGCTTTATGGATCCCATATATAATTCCCGTAGAAGTTTGGCCGCAGATTACCACAAGAACAACCTTTGCCACGTTCGGCTGGCCTCAAACCTTTACCTATTTCACTCACGATTCCAATATGGGAATCTCCAAGGTTACTTGTCATGGACGTGCGACTTCATACTCATACATCCAAGAGGAATACGACGACGAAGACAACGTAATCTCTACATTCACCACCAGAGAGATCGGAACTTTTGAAAATGTCATGTCCGTCGGGAGCGTGACCGGAATAACCACAGCAGTAATCGAGATACTTGTTTCGCCCAACGGCTTTCCAGCCACAGGTTCTCTTTCATTTGGTGCGAGTCGAACCGATATATTTGGTGAACGCCTCACCGCCAGATTAACCCTTAATGGGATAAATATGCCGATATGGCCACGGACCACTTTTCATAAAGGACTCGATGGTGCTTCCGTGATCTCCCAAGCAAACGGCTGGAAACCTCCCTCCGCTATTGAAGCGACCGACCCTCTTTATATTTCAATTTCAACGGCTACTACGAACACGACCCAAACCACCCCCCCATTGACAGCGTTTACTGGTGAGGATGCCGCCGCCGCAGTCCCGGTCCCGCCAGCGTTAAGTAATATTGCTATTACCGCCACGGCAAACCAACTGGCGCGCCCGTTCAAAGACATCGATGAATTGGATTTTACCGCAGGACTGGGCGGACAATACGCAGACTCCAATTATCACGTAATCGCAGCAAACCGTTCCGAAAGACTCTACCGTATAACAAGCCAAACGGGATCCACCACTGAGAGCACTACCTCCCTCCTCAAACCACAGCTAATTGCTTTCACAGGTAGCACTAGGAGTGCTCACGAAGCATGCGGCGGATTTGTCGATGTTGGTCCGCAATCATTTTCATCAGATTACGGTCATTATTACCCAGACTCACGACTGATCTACCTTCATACGACTCTAAATAACGCACTATAAATGAATCTTGCCATCACGATCTGCGCGACGAGCGCATACACCTATGCTATGATCCCCCAGCTACGCCGAGTTGCAGCTAACGTAAGGCATCTTGAGGGGGGGCACGTTGTCCTAGTCGGCGACGAGTCGCCCGAACTCGCCGCCGTAGCCGAGGCATATCGAAGCATAATGCCCGAGGGATGGCGCATACACTTAATCGCGATCCCTGGACTTACCGACGACCACGAAAACTACAAGACCAACGCGCAAATGCTAATAGCTCGTCTGCGCACAGAAGCATTTACCGCGGCACGGAAGCTGGGAGCAACCCACTGCTGGTCCCTAGACTCCGACGTGTTACCCCCACCCAATGCACTCAAGTGCTCGTTGCAAATGCTGGAGTTTGACGATGGTCACTACTCCGTGAGCACCTGCCCCTACAACAACGGCATGTATCTCGGTGGTCGGGGCACTCCGCAAAATCAAATCGCGGAAGACTTCGACGTCGATGAACGAAAACTCCCCTGGTATGCGGAACGTGCCATTGCAGAGGCTCGACGCAGGATCGCGAATCAATTCAAAACATACGAAGAAGCCCAGAAAGAATCCAAACGAATGATGCGGATCGAAAAGCGAATCAAAAACTACCCGACCAAGGGAAACGTCTGGACACTTAACGGAGAGCGATACCGTCGACGTGGCTGGCTTGAAAACGCCTACCCCGGCATAGGACTCGGTGCCGTAGTTCCCTCCGACTGGTGTGGGTTTGGTTGCACGCTAATGAACACCAAGGCGCTAGACCTCGCCCACTTTGAAGGATACACCGGCGCCGGAACAGAAGACCTGTATATCGTATGGAATCGCTGGTTTCCCGCCAACTGCCGGATAAACGTAATCACCCATTGCCCGTGCGACCACGTCATATGGGAAAAGAAAAAGGGAGGCAGCGAAAAGGAATACGTGCTCAACCATGCCTACCATGAACTAGAAGGAGAATGCATCGGGCATTTGAGGACGCGACACATCCCGTGGATCCCTGAAAACTAACCCATAGCCGGCCGCAACGCCAATGCCCGGTCAGTGCTTACAATCTTGCGCGTGTAGGTCCGGTATTCGGTCGCCATGCGCCGCGTAATTTCGCGTTGCTCAGGAGTCAGGGAATCGTCCTCCAGCACCGCCGTCTCCAGTTCCTTCTGCCGCTCGCGCAACCGATCCGAGAAGTAACCCGTAAACGCATCGCACTCCGTCAGCTTCGTGATTTCCCGCAACCGTCTGTCTTTCCGATCGTTCAGTTCATCAACGTCCATTATTTGTTGACTCTTAGGACACCCCGATTTTAGGTCAACTTATTTGATGCAGGGTAGATCAGTGGTAGATCACTGGCCTCATAAACCAGAAGTCGTCGGTTCGATTCCGTCCCCTGCTTCCAATTTATGCACTCGTAGCTCAAATGGTAGAGCGACGTTTTTGTATATCGTAGGTTGCGGGTTCGATTCCTGCCGGGTGCTCCAGTTTAGGAAGGTGAAGCAGTGGGGTAGGCCCGCGACTGGCTTTGAAACCCAGGTCTCGTTTAATCGGGTGGGGTTCGACTCCTCCTCCTTCCGCCAGTCTCCACTACAATCCAGAACCCCACAGATTATGAAAGATCGCAGCATAAAAGACCAAAAAACGCAGCCGGTTAACATCAACCCAGCGCCAGGAGACTCAATGGTGCCAGGCCATGCCTACACCGCCCTCAAGCAATGCTACGCCCGAGTGATCGCATCGCTCAAAATCAAACCCGAGCGCAAGTCCCTCGCCCAACTCACCGACGAAGCCGAGCACATCAGCAAAGCGGCATTTACGCTGTGCGACAGCACTGCCTCCACAATGGCCTACGTCGACGGCGCCATCGATGCCCTCAACTACGGCAAACCCGAGGACATCAAGCGCGCCAAATCTATGCTCGAAAGAGCCCGCCGAGACCTCGTTCTAAGCATGGAATCAGCTAACCACCTGCCGAAGGCTGATAAGATGAGTCCAACTGAGACGGAGCCGCCGAAGGCTTCGGACGAGTCACCATCTCCCTCTTAGGCTGCGGCCCCTTCCCACTGTTGATCGCCTGCTCGGGCGGCAACGGTGGCAAAGGCACAATCAGCTCGTCCACATTGATCTTCTGGTCGAGCGCCTTGATCATACCGCGGTAGTATTCGGCCACGTGCACCTGGACCAACGGATCCAGCATGTAAAACCGTTCAATGATTTCAGCAACCTGCGACATCTGCTGAAATTTCTGCTCTCCCTTGTAGCGCGTCATGAACATGGTCACATTCATATTCACATCGCTCACGTCAGCCGGGTCGATCGTCGCAGTAATCTGCTCTCGCCCCTCAAAGTAGCTGAATACCTCTGGCTTGTTCAGGTTAGCCAGAAGCACTAGAATCTCACTCTTGAGCACATCGGTAAGACCCGGCTCCAGGTCCGAAAGGAACGGCGCAAACAACTCCTCGCCGGCCTTCTCAATATTGCGGATCCCGGTAGCCAACTTCGCGGTATCCATGCCCAGAGCTGCCCCATCATTCGCATTCGTCACGCCCGACTCGTTCATCCCCATCTGCATGAAAAACTCGAGCATATCCTTGAGCGCCTCAAATTTTACGTCGTTCAGGTAAACAGACTGTAACACTTTGGTCACATCAACTCCCGGCACTGTCGTGTAGGACTGCCCCCAATTCAGGCAAAGGTTCGGATCGTCGCGCCCCTCTAGCACCTTCGAAGGATCCCAGAAATCAACTCGCCCTGCCTTCGATTGGCTCAGGTTCCACCGGTTCACCAGCAGATCCACGATCGTCTGGGTAGAGTCAAACATCTCCATGACGCCCTGCCCATACCAACGGTCGTCCACCTCGTTAACTCGCACCACCGCCACCGGCCGCAAGCCATCTGGTGACATATTCGCCACGTAATTATAATGCACAGGGAGCCGGTTCTTGCGATCAAGCAGCAGAACGATGTTCTCAAGTATGCCGTCCCCATTGGCATCATACCAAAGCATCACCTCGGCCATCTCCACGATAGGCTGACCGCCGCCGGAATATTCAGCATCGTCCTCCTCCTCCTCCTCGTCCCGATTACGAGCAGACCCACTCTTCGGCTCTGAGTTGTTATCGAGCATCGTCCGCATGGCGTCTACCGTGCGCTTCATCTGCTCGAAACGTTGGGTATCCGTGCCGCGGAATACCCCATGCTTTGCGTAAGTATCGACCAGATCCATGACTCTGCGGTCATACAAATGCGCGATGCAGTCCGCCTGCTGGAGATCAAAAGCATCGAGGGGAGCCAAGAAATCCTTGTAGTAGATTGGGAGCGATTCTGGACCCTCAAATATCACATGCCGCTTAGTTATTTTCTGATCGGTGTAAACCGGCGCCTCCGGTTCTTGCGTCACCCCATCACTACCCAACACCCGGAGCCCCGGAGTTTCCGTGTCGATCCAGTCCGCACGCTCCAAGATCATCTCCCCGTTAGCATCCAGGATAGCCTCACCCTCCGCGCCCACTAGAGCCTTGACCATCGTCTCATAGATTTGATCACGCGTCTGATAAGTGGTTTTGACCACGCACTCACCGAGTAGCATGGCACGCTTGACGATCCGCTCCTTGCCCCGTTTTGAACCTATCAGGTTCAGTTTCCACTTGGCATAACGATCGATCTGATCCGCCAACTCCCCATCCTCCATCCCCTCCGGCGTAGCATTAAACCAAGGATCGGTGGCAAAGAAATAGTTCTGAGCTCGAGCAATCATCTGACGGCAGATCCGGCGCGAGATCGGAACAACCAAGTTCGACTCCTCAAAGATATTCGGCGACGGCAATGAATACGGTCGCCAGTCCACCCGGTTCTCAAACAGTGCCTCAAAACGTGAACGTCGACCCATCCAGCTCTCGGCCGCGCCTTCTATTGAATTGGAGGAAACGCCCTCCCCCTTCCACCACTCGTCCTCAATGACGTCCGTGCGGCCCATCGCCTTTTCCATATCGTCGAGCCGGGTCATCGCATGATCCACCAGCGCAAGCTCCTGATCATAGGTGAGCTGAAGCACGGACGGGAAAGCAACGCGTGGCGTAAGTTGTCCAGTTGTGCTATCAACATGCGGGGGAGCCTCCACCCCGCTGATGCGATCCTGTAAAACTTCGAGTTGTCCGTGTTCTGCCATGATTTGTTCTCTCCCGTTAAACGTTGATTTTCAATCAATTTTGATCAGCAAAGCGATCCGCGCTAGTTCCAAAAAACATATCCCGGCGCACATTGGCTCGAGCTAAGGTAAATGCCCTACGAATTTTCTCCACATCCTGGGAGGTAGGACGGCTGACATTAAGCGAGACAGATTGCAGCAAACGAGCCGCCATCTTCCCTGAGCGTCGGCTATATTCCTCCAGCACCTTGCCGGACAAAGTGCGACGCTCCCCATTCACCGTGATAGATTTCTGCAGGTTGGATGGTGCCCACGACTGCGGATCGTCCGCCGTTTGCCGATAATTCAGCAAAAGCTGATCCACTCGATTCAACTCGGGGATTTTGCCCACCTCGATCGGCACCAGCATGCGCCATAACGACCCTCCTCGACGTTCAACCTCCTCGCCATACGGGTCGATTTTTGGAGACCCGGCCGGCCCATAGACATTCTGGACCACCTCGGCAAATAGTCCATGCTCCCGCTCGCGATAGACACCATCAAGCTGTCGAACTGGTTGACGAAAAAGGTTTGGTATCAGCGTCGATAACTGGGACGCAACAAAGCTCGTAAACCGAGACTCTCCTGACATGGCGCCTGCAAGGTCCGACCAACCCCGCAGAAAAGTCTTGGAATCCACCGAGTCACCCAAAGCAGACATGAACGCCCCAAACGACTCAAACCCAGACTCACCTGACTTCAAACGAGAGAGCATATCCACCCCAAGCCCCAGCATCGTCGCTAAAGGCTCAATCCGCGAATAACTGACCTGTGCGCCACCAAATCGAATGGCGTAAGGTGCCAGACCCACTCGTCGGTCGAGATTGCGCTGGGAAATCCGATCGCTCGGCAAAGACCCAGTGATCAAAAACTGCTTGTCCTCATCGTCGTCGTCTCCGGCTGCAGCCCCATAAAGTAAACCGGCCATCGACCAAGCAAGCACCTGCTCTACCGTGTGCTTGATCAGCAGAGGAGTCGGGTAGCTGACCGCCACTGGTCGCCCATCCTTGATGCGGTAAAGCCCAGCACTGCCTATCCTAGCAGCGAAAGCCACCGCGCCAACCGGCGACTGACGGATACCCTGCTGGAAGATGTTCCACGGCGTCCGAATAAACGGCATCACAAACCGCAAAGGCTTGATCCCACCCGGAACCTCCAACTCCCGCGCCTTCGACAGGTAGGTCATCCATTTACCCATCCGCGTCCCATCATGATCATCCTGAAAGGTCAACTCGTTCGCAAGCAGCAGCGCCTTACGCCAAGACTCCGACCCCGGCGTATCAATCTCCGCCTCAATAAACGAAACCAATGCCGCCCCCTTCTTTTTTGATGACTTACCCAAGCGGTATGCTTCCGCAGCCACGTGCGTCCGAGCGATCGCCGCCTTAAAGAACGCATCCGTCGCCATCAACAGCCGGCCAGGAAGACGCACAACCCGACCAGTCTTGCCCGGAATCGCCGCCTTGATCCCGCCTGCCTTATCGAAAACAGGGTTAATCTCAAGCTGACTATTCAGAATCGAACTGGTGTAAATATTCTGCTCGGTTGCCCACGTATTCACCGCAGCAGCCCATGCCCCGGCTAACGACTTATTCATCCCCTTGAGCATCCACTTAAACTCGCCGAGCTGTGGCGCCGTTGGATCCTTGACTGCCGCGTTAAGAATCGCCTCGCCCATGCGCTTCACCCCCATGTCCCAAACCGTGTTAAACGAGTTACCGACGACATTTGCACCCTGCGTCAAAGGACCGGACAAAATCGAATTGATCCAAAACTCAAACAGCATATCGAACGCGCCGCTGTCAGCTATCTGAATCGTTCTCGCGACCTGGGCCACCTGTGCCGGATCCGAAATATCGAACACCGGTGGAGCCATATCAGCATCCTCACCGAGCCCGAGCTGCGTGTTTCCAAAGTCGTCGGGACGTTGCCCATCAGCACCAGCAGGAAACTCGACGCTCCCCGGCTTTGCGTTGGCCGGAAACGGTGTCGCTTTGCGTTTAGGCTTTGCATTGCTTCTGCGCCGACGCTTTGCCTGCGCCTTTTCGGTCCGAATCACTGCCTCCTTGTTCTCGATCAGCCCCATCCGTGAGAGCATCAAATCGATTCTCTTCTGGCGCTCCGCTGCCGATAGCCCCCCAGACGTGCCAGATTTCAGGTCAGCCCGAGCAGAACCCAGCGTCGCAGCATCGAGCTTGTCCGGATCCAAAGCAGCGTCGCCGAGCGTTTCCAATCTTGCACGAGTAGCCGCAATAATCTCAGAGCGAACCTTGACCACCGCAGATACATTCTGATCCGTGCGACGGGCGACATCGGAATCCGACCAACCCCGTCGAATCAGGCCGACAACCCGTTTCTTTTTCGCATCGTAGCCGGCCTTGTTCATCGCCGAATCAACCAACTTGTTTCCACGCAGCTTCAAATACGCCTCACCATTGAAAATGTGATCGAGCGTGATACCCATCTTACGGAACGCCGCCTCAACCTTAGCCATGCGACCATCAACCGCCTTCTTAGCGATCTCCTGCTGGCTGGAACGTTGCATCGCTTCACCCAACTTCAGCCGCATATTGGCCAAGGTCTTATCCTGCCCAGGAGTGCCCGGTGCACCAACCACGGTCCCGAGCTTCGCAGCCTCCAGATCCGCAATCTTGTTGCGCAGACGATCGACCTCTCGCGCTTTGGCGGACGCCGACCACGAGTCAGAAAGGTTTTTGCGAACCGATGCCTTCGGTAGAAACAGCGACGACGCGATGAACTCCGAAAACCGTTCCTCGGGAGTTTTGTGGGGATCACGACGAGCAGCCAATGCTCGCCCCTGTTCGGTTCCAGTCACCCGATACGCGAGCACCACCGCCTGCGCGTCCTTCATCTTCTGGGCATCGCCACTCGATACAGCGTCCTGAACCAAGTCGTTGACGATCATCTGAGCCGCACGAGTCTGCACCGGATCATCGAACCCACGGCCATCGTTGGCGCGATCGATCAACTCCCTAACGTAGCCCACCCGGTCCTTGTCTAGCCGCTCCTGTGCCGCTTTGTCCCACATTTCGACCGTTTCACGCTCACGTCCAGGTTTCATGGCCTCGTCAACTGCGTCGACTACGCTACGAGATTCAGAATCCTCCGCAGGATTTGCCAAGTCAGGACGTCCCTGGATTTTGCGGCCATTCTGCTCAAAGTTCTGATTTGCGACAATCTCCTTAACCGAGGAGGGAACCCGCCGACGTAACGCCGCAAGCCCCTCCGTTACCGCCGCCTGATCGTCCACCGATTCACGCGAGGAATTAGTCTCTACTCGCTCACTACCGGATCGCTTTGTTTTAGACTCAGGTGCGTCTTGTCGTGGCGTTTCCGAAGATCGATCGGCCACTGGCTGGGCGGTTTGCTGTTTAGGATTTCGTTCTCCCCGTCGCTCAGCGGCAGGTTCTTCTCCTGAAACGCGCCCTTCGTCACTGACCGGTTCGACTTCCGCCACGCTTCGTCCCTCGACTTCTTGTCGGGTTTTGCCTTCGAGATCATAGAGTTGTCCTGATTGCGGATCATAATTGAAAGCCACCAGCTCGAGTGCTCCCGATCCTCTGGTTTCCTTTAGAACCGTGAACCCAAGCCGGCGCAGTTGCAAGACGGTTCCTCCGTCCCAGTTATTTGTGATGAGCAGCTTGGCTCCCTTCTTCCAGGCGTCGAATACCGGACCATTGATGAGACCTTGAAACGCCTCTCGACTAGTCTGAGCCTCCAACGGAGTGGCGTAGTTGCTGGAATCCCCAGAATAGCCCGGATCCAGCATGAAAAACGTATCAGGACCGGCCCGATCGGCCAGCTTCTCGTATCCGTCTCCTTGCTCCACCTGGGTCTCGGCCATGTTCTGCGAGTATTGCCGTAACAGATTCGCGTAGGTTTCGCCCTTCCGGTATTGGGCCCGAACTCCACGCTTCGTGATTAATGGTTTCAGCGAACCATCCTTCTTTGCAAACTCCAGCTCTACCGGTTTACCCAAATCCGTGATGTTCTGAAGCGCCAGATACAGGCCGGCCACCTCCGCCGTTTGGGGCATAGCAATCGGCGCAGTCTTGACCAGTTGCGAAGCATTCTCCGGCAAAAGCGGTATGAGCACTTCTCGAGCAGCAGCATCAATCTTGCGAACCAACTCCTGCAGGCGTTCGTTCTCTGGACGACCATCAGCAGACGTCTCAGCGTCCAATTGGTCAAATACATCCACCCACCGCTCCTGAGCCTTGATCACCCCCTCCACGTCGCTCTTAATTGCGGCAAAGGTCGCAGCACGTAGCCCATTCCACTCGTTGTGGACCTTGGCAACCCCGCGATACCCTAACCGATTGAGCACATTGCCGTAGAACCCGGCACCAGCCATCATGTCACCTACCAGATTCACCCCCTCGGCACCCGATAGGATCACCCCTGCCAGCTTCCCGCTGATCGCCGACTTGTTGCCCAAAAACGGGAAAAGTAGGGTATTTTTTAGCTTGGCCTTTTGCACCGGAGTCACCTCGGGAACCACAACATTGTCGCCCTTACCCTCCATTTCGTCTTTATCAAAAAGTTCCGACCGCCCACTCTTCAGCTTCTCGGGCCGAATGTAGATTACTGGATCGATAAACTGAATCTTGCCGAAATTATCGATCACCACGTTCTCGTCGTGCAGATCCTCGACCAAAACCTCACCGCGTCGGTAATTGTCGGCATTAATCCG